ACAATACTGATAGTTCGTCTTTTAGTTATAACTTAGGGGGTTCTTTTGATGACTTAGTAACATCGGACGCTAATTTAAGTTACGGACTCACACTAGGCGCTAGCTTCCCTCCCGGGATGAGCATTTCAGGACAAAATTTGGTGCACGATTTTAGCACATGGCCTGAAAGTCAAACGACTTATACTTTCCAAATAACTGCCGTCGATAGTGATGGTTTGTCAAGTAGTGCGAACATTACAGTAACTATAAGCGGTCCACCTCCTTTTCCACTGAGTAATTCAATATTACCGAATTGGCACACTCCTCAAATAAATTTAGCATCCGCAACTCCTTCAAATGGTTTAACTTGGAGTAGGCCAAGCAATTTGCCATCCAACACTATAATACACATGCTTCTTGTTGGTTCCGGTGGAGGAAGCCATACTTCAAGATACGAAAACAGAAGCGATTGGAACTTCTCCGGGCAAGGAGGTAGTGCGTTACTTATTATAACAACAGCGGGAAACGCAGACGGTATGAATTATAATATACAAGCCGGTGGTTCTCCTATTGCATCTTGGATGGCTGGAGAAGCAAAACCAACGACTGTAACTATTGATGGAACGACTTATTCAACTTACCATCAGAACTCAAATCAGTGTGTATTTTTAGGCGATGGCGCAACAGACGTCAGGGTACCTAGCGGCTTTTCAAATGATTATTACTCTATGGCCACAACAGGAGCCACAACCGGAAATATTTCCGTAACACCAAACAGTGGTGAACAAATGTGGGGCAACGGCAACGACACTGGTTCAAGCACTACTTCAGGTGGTAGTAACACTTTTAGTAATGTTATATTAGCGGCAGGTAACGGATACGCTACATATGGTGGTACTGGTTATCAGACTTCTACCTATTCTGGAAATGGTGCGTCTGGTGGCGGTCAAAATGGTACAGCACCCGGTGGTGGGGCTTCTGCTCTGAACACTAGCGGTGGACGCGGTAGTATAAGAATCTATTATTAATAAGGAGAAAAAAGATGGAGGATTATCCAACATTAAGCGATTATACAGAAGAAGAATTAGAGCGTATGAGAGCTAGTTTTAGAAAATTAAGAAACGAAGAGTTGGCCAGAACAGACCACATGGTCCTGCCTGATATGAACCCACCACAAGAGCTACTAGACTATAGGCAAGCTTTACGTGATGTCACCGAATACCCGGGTTGGCCTATTGAATGGCCTGACCTTGTAAGGTGGACTGGTTGAGAAAAATATCAATAATAGGGAAAGGTACAGCGGGTTGTATGTCTGCCGCATACTTTTCCCATTACACCGACTATGAAATTGATTGGCACTTTGACCCTAATATAAAGCCACAATCAGTTGGGGAAGGCTCGAACCTTGCCTTACCAAACAGATTAAATGATATATTTGGTTTTGGGGCTAGGGATTTCCCAAAAATAGACGGTACTGTAAAAACAGGTATTTATAAAGAAAATTGGGGAAAGGGGATGAAACCCTTTCTTCACGACTTCCCCTCTCCTTTAACTGCACTGCACTTTAGCGCACCTAAACTACAAGACTATGTATTGGATAGACTAAAAGGACAAGTAAATGTAAAGGAAGAAAATGTACTTGCAGAAAATATAGATTCTGATTTTGTAATGGATTGTAGCGGAAAGCCAATATCTTACGAAGATTACTCAGAGTCTAGTTACATTCCTGTAAACTCTGTGCATGTGACTCAATGCTACTGGGATTATCCTAGGTTTAATCACACCTTAACTATAGCCAGACCTTACGGTTGGGTTTTTGGAATTCCTTTAGGTAACAGATGTTCTATAGGTTATATGTATAATAATAACATAAACTCTTTAGAAGAAGTAAAGGAAGATGTTCAAAACATATTTTCTCAATATAGCTTAGAGCCTAGCTCTGACACCAATAGCTTCTCTTTTAAGAATTATAAGAGACGCTCTAACTTTAAAGGAAACATAGCATACAACGGAAATGCTTCTTTCTTTTTAGAGCCAATAGAAGCTACTTCATTTAGCACAGTAGATTCAATTAATTGTTTGGTGAAAGAACACTGGTTGCATAACTCAGACTTGGAAATTTCTGAGAGGAGATACAATGCAACTATTGATGCAAACGAAAATATAATAATGCTACATTATTTTGCAGGCTCAGATTTTAAAACAGAGTTTTGGGAATATGCAGAACACCGGGGGCGAGAATGTATTAAAAACGCAGACGATAGTTTAAGTTTTATGTTACAAAATTCTAACGGCTTACCTAATCTTGGTTCATACACCTCTGCCTTTAATAAACCAGTTAACCCTTCTGTTGAGTTAGATGCTTTACACAGAAGTTGGTGGGAAGGCTCTTTCTCACAAAATAAAATAGGACTTGGTCTTATATAAATAAAACAGGAGAACATAGAACATATGTCAAGAAAAAAGTCTCGCTTTGAAGCAAAGTCTAAAGGCCCTAAATATGAACGCGAACAACAAGATAGGGATATGTATCGGCCCAAGCAGTCATCAACTAACTTTAATATCATTCCAAAGAATGAGAAACAAGATAGGTTGATTGAGTCGATTAAGCAATACCCTATCGTAGCAACTATGGGTTGCGCGGGTACGGGTAAGACTTATTGTAGTGCGGGAACGGTTGCTAAACTCTTTTTAAGGGGTGGTTATAAGAAAATAGTTTTAACCAGAGCAAACGTACCAACTGGTAAATCGCTGGGACACTTTCCCGGAACGGTTGCCGAGAAAATGACACCTTGGTTAATGCCAATGCTAGAAGTGTTAGGGAAAGCATTTGGTAAAGGTAAGTATGAATATATGTTAAATAAAGGGGAAATTGAGATTCAACCAATAGAAACGATTCGAGGCCGTTCATATGAGAACGCTTTGGTGTTGGTCGATGAAGCTCAGAACCTCAATATGGACGAGTTAAAAGCAATAACGACACGTTTGGGTGAAAACTCTAAACTAGTCTTAATGGGAGACCCTGCACAGTCAGATGTCAAACAAGGAAAAGACTTAGTTCGTTTTTGTTATAAAGTAAACAAGGCAGGAATAAAACTGCCTATAATTCAGTTCGGAGTAGATGATATTGTTCGAAGTGACATTGTAGCTGATTTAGTTAGAATGTTTATCGAAGAAGAACTCTAAAGAAGACCAAGGAGAGGCATTAAGCATGTTAGATGGGGTAACTTGTCTAATAGGTGTTAGTGCCTCTCTGTGGCTCACTCTGTAGGAGATATGAATGTATTTAGAAGAAGAATTAAAGGCCGCTATACAGTCGGCTAGAGAAGTTATTAATAGTAGGGCAATTAGTGCGGAACGTTATATCTGGGGGTATAACGATTGTTTTTCATTTGTTTTAGAGTACGAAAGAGCCTTAAGAGGCTCAAACTCTTTAAGCAAAGATATTACCCTCACATATAGCGGTTCGGAAGATTTCCTTGTTCAAGTCAAGGAACAACTGGGCTATTCAAACTTATTAGAGTTTGCACTATCGATGAAATTTAACCCTGTAAGTAATAGAATACCCAAAACAGGAGATGTGGCTTTTGATTCCGGAACTATGATGCTTGCGGACAAAAACTACTGGTTTACTACAGATGAAAGAAACAAAGGCGTTAAGCCACGTAGGAAATTCCTATTCAAAGAAATTAAAATAAATTTACACGTTAGACCTGTGTATTTAGGAGAATAAAATGGCAAAATATTTTTATAAAGGAAGCCCTATCCTTGCTCCATTGAGTATAACAAGCAATCAACCTATTTTTTCAAGCGACACTGTTTCATTGAAACAAATACGTTCAGCACAGAACGCACAGCGTTGGGAAGTGTCTTTTAACGTAGTTACAAACGATAACGCAGTGGAGTTGCTTTTAAGTAGCGTTGAAAATCAAGCAAACCCAGACACTATGATAATGCCTCAACTTAAAGAAGTTTGTGACATTGGTTATGGAAATGTATATAATGACTTTATAGCAACTACTGGTCCAGAGTCTGTAGGTAACGATACAATTAATATGACCAAAGCTACCGGTACTGGAATTGTGCCTAGAGGCTCTTTTATTAAATTTAGTAATCACACTAAAATTTATTTGTTAAAAACCACTATTGACTTGAGTACATTTACCTCTGGAGATATAGAAATATATCCTTCTTTAAGGGTACCGCTTAGTACAGGTGCTCAGATGTTAACCTTTGATGAGGTTACTCTTAGTTACTTTAACAGCATGGATGATATAAAAGGTATAACTTACTCTGACGGTGTACTTGCTAGTCCGGGAACTATAACTCTAATAGAGGCTTTATAATGAGACAATTTTCTACAAATGTACAAGCGGCTTTAGCTCAAGATTTTGTGGAGTACTTTTTCTTAGTTGAGCTTAATTTGAACAACAATTATTATATGACTTCTCATTCTACCGATTTAATTATAGACGAACAAGTCTACACAGGGAATGGTGCTATATTTTCTTATGAGCCTCCTTCTAAAAATTCTGTAATAGACAGGGAATCTTACAAGTTAGCTTTTATAGACCCTAACAATAATCTGTTGCAAGAAGCCTTGCAGGGAATAATTGGAAAAAATATAAAAGTAAGAGCAGGGTTTATACACGATACGTTAGGTCCTTTAACAAATGAGTATGACTTAGTTTATGTTTATACGGGCTTTGTAGACGCACCTTCTATCAAGAATGATTTTGAGTCTAAAATATTAACTATTGAAGGCTCATCTCCAATGGCTGACTTAGATGCTGTACGCCCTTATTTTACGACTAAATACGGTGTAACGCAGTATGATACTTCTGACAGTTGTTTTGACAGAGTACACGATGGTTATGACCTACAACTTAAATGGGGGAAAACATAATGGGCGACCCAATTACACAAGCTATAATATTCGTCATATCTACTGCCTATCAAGTAGACCAAGCGAAAAAGCTTAAAAAGAAACAACAAGCGGCGGCAGAGGCCAGAAAAGGCTCTCAATTTTCCGTCAACAGCGAAGCAATAAACTTACCTTTAGTATATGGTAGGCAACTTGTTGCGGGTGTTCAGTTTGACCATAAGGTTAGCCCTAATTTTATAGCGGGAACTCCAGAATCAGATACTAATATTTTTCTATCTAATCTAACAGCTCCTTATAGGATTTCGGGTTCTACTTTACTTAAAATGTCAGGCTTTTCCCATGTAGGTGGGGGTAATGTGGCCAACTCTAGTTCTATGCTAGGTTCTAGTGTCACTGGTACTAAGAACGAATTTATGTTTATAAAACACGCGCTTTGCTACTCAGGTATAAACGCAATAAAGCACGTTATGGTTAACAGCAAACCGTTCAACTCGAGAGAGTTTAAGAAAGGCCAAAGAATAGTCGTACACCCTAATGGCGGTACCGACAATATGTTACAAAACAACGGATACCCTTCTTTAGACAAGTTTACTAACGTGTGCTATGCATCTGAGGTATTCAGGTTAGACCGGGAAGAAAACAATTATTCGGGTGCACCAAGCACTCAGTATTTAATAGAAGGAATGAAAGTTCACAGCGTTGACCGTACCTCTGACGGTGGTGGATACGCTTACTCTATTAGCCAAAGTAAAAGCTATAGCAATAATCCTGCTTATGTTTTGCTTGACTATCTAACTAACACAATATACGGAAAAGGTTTACCAACAAGTCAAGTAGACTTGGCTTCTTTTTATGATGCGGCAGTAATATGTGGTACTGAAGTTTTGTCTAACAAAGTAATTGCAGGACATGTTCATGGCAACAAGCCATTAACTACTTATCCTACTTTCTCTCAGTTCCCCGACCCAAATACTTGGGGTTTTGAAGACGTATATGCGAAGGCTACCGACACTGGTCAATTCTATGCTTGGAATAAAACAGGCGGTGATGATAAAAACCCTACGGGAAGCTGGTCAACTATTACCGCGCCTAAAAGAGATATACCTCTATATGAGTGTAATATGACTATAGACACCGAGCGACCAATGAGAGACAATATTGAAGATATAATGTCGTCAATGAACATGGCAGAATTAACTTGGGACAGCCAAGGTAGATATAAATTATCTTTAGAATATCCTAGTTCTTATAGTGACTTGCAAGGTTTAGTGACACAGTCTTTCAACAAGGATAATATAATTAGAGATAGTTTTAATGTTACTTTTCCTACTGCTTTAGACCGTTATAATCAAGTTACGGTTTCCTTCTTAAATGAACATGAGGATTTCAAAACAGATACGGTATCTTGGCCCGAAAAGGGAACTACTGTATACAACAGTTATTTTTCAGAAGATAACAGTCAAACTTTTGAAACAACAATTAGTCCACCCCATATAACAGACCCTTATCACGCTTTGGCTCAAGCTGAACAAATGGTAAGAACCTCTCGCTCTATCTATACAATCTCTTTTGTAACTAACAGGGATGGCTTGTCTGTAGAGCCGGGTGATTTTGTAGATGTTGAATTAGAGGAAGGTGGTTTTGGTACTCCTAAAATTATTAGGGTTACTGATGTTAAAATAAGAGAAGATTTTACAGTAGAAATAACAGGTTATTATTTCGATGAACAAGCTCTATCTTGGAATATCGCAGATGATGTTGCTTATCCTGTAAATAACAATACTTACAACTTTACAACTGACAACGTAGAATCATTATCTTTAAATCAAAATCAAGTTTCAGAGTACAAAGTAGGTTTGTTAGAGTGGGATTACCCTCAAGACGAAGGTAATGGTAACTTTACTTACGAAATTCTTTATAAGAAAAATACTGACGCTGATTTTGAGCCTCTCGGAAGAACTAACACTACTTCTTTTGAGTTTGCGAATCTCAAAGACTTTTTGACTCATAGTGTATATGACTTTAAAGTTATAGTAAGAACTCCATTAGGTTTGAGAAGCACAGGTACAATAATATCGAACATTACGGTTGATAAAACTCCCGGACCTGTTACATCATTAAATGTTGTAGAAGAGCTATATGTAACCAATAACGCTTCTGGTGTTAAGTCTAGGGCAATACTTACTTGGACACCTGATACTTCAGGACTACATGCGGGCTTCTTCTTAGTTGAATATAAGAAACAAAGCGAAAGTGTTTTCACAACACTCGGTACAGTTGCAACAGAACATATCACAGTTCCAGACGTTTCTCACAGCCCTTATGATTTTAAAATAACACCTTATAGTGATTTTCACTTTGCAGGACCGCCTACTACTTTCCAAAAGATTATAGTTGGTTTGTCAGCGGCACCTTCAGACCCTACTAACTTTGCAGGGAATATTAATGAAGGTCAAATAAACTTGTCATGGGGCTTGTCAACTGATTTGGACGTTATTTACGGGGGTTCTTGTGAAATAAGATTCCACAATGAAACTACAGCAACAGCCTCTTGGGAAACTGCTTCGGTTTTGGTTGACTCTTTGTCTGGAAACACAAACAATAAAACAGTGCCTACGCTTAGAGGAACATTCTTTATTAAGTTTAAAGACTCAAGAGGGATATACTCTGACGGGGCGGCTACTTTTGTAAGTCAATTCTTCGATGACAGCTTTAATCAAATTGACTTAGTAAATGAACACACTTCTTGGTTAGGTAATAAAACTAACTGTACTCAAGTAAACGGTTATTTAGAACTAGACGTAGGTCAAACTTTAATGTCCTATAATTTCTCTAATATATTAGATTTAGGCGAAGTCATTTCAGTTAGAGTTTCTCCTCAGTTGCTTACATCGGTTACACTAAGGGGTGTTGATGTTGAAGATTACGCTGACGTATCACTTGAACAAAGTTTTGCGGGACCTCTACAAAATGCGGCTTTAAGGGTCGAAGTAGCTACTACACAAGATGACCCAAACGGAGCATCCCCTACTTGGACTAGTTATGAACTATTAACAATTGGTAGTTTTACTTGCAGAGGTTTAAAATTTAGATTCTTAGGCGAGGCCGAAAACACCAATACTCGTATTATTGTTGAGGAGCTTGGAATTTTAGTAGACAAGAAAGATGTTATTAAAACAGGCGCAAGCACAAGTAGTACTAGCGGAGATACTCAAGTAACTTTTACAGTTCCTTTTTACGCAGGAATTGGTGGTGGTTCGAACCCAACTATCGGTTATGGTATAATTGGTGGGCAATCTAATGACGCAGTAGTGATAACCTCTAGAAATAAAGATGGTTTTTACTATTCAGTATTTAATAACAACAGCCGAGTTCAAAGAACAATTGACTGGCAAGCTATTGGACAATAAGGATTTTTAAATGTCAACAAACAGCAGAAACATAAGTGCGGCACAAGATGGAACCGCATACACATCAGACTTAAACGACGGTTTGGCGGCAGTAGATACTTGCCACGCGGGGGCTTCGGCCCCTACTACCGAAGTTGTAGACGGTAAACTTTGGCTAGACACTAGCGGAGTGAATCCGATTCTTAGAATTTACAGAGGCGCTTGGGTGCCTTTGTTTGAAGTAACTACTAGCGGCGCTACCCTGTTGAGTACAGTCACAGACGATAGCCACAATCATGTTATTTCTAATATAGACGGGTTACAAGCGGCAATAGATGCGGCAGGGGTAACAACAGGTAACATAAACCAAGACTTCAGTGCGGCTACGTTAAACGTGGGTACTGCGCTTGATTTAGGGGCTTGGACCGCAACAGAGACAGGTGGAAACCTTTACTTTTCTTATAATGGTGTCCGTAAAATGAGAGTAAATTCTAGCGGTGATTTGACGGTTACGGGGAACATTACAGCTTACGGGAGTATTTAATTATGGCCTTACCTAGCGCCGGGCAACCAATCTCTTTCTCAGATATAAGAACAGAGTTTGATAGTATACCTTCAGGCTCTATAAGCATTAATGCCTTGTACAGAAGTGGGACTCATATAAGAGATAGGCACGGTATTAACAACAATATACCAACAAGTGGGCAAATATCTTTGTCCAACTTTGCCGGTTTGTATTTAGAAGGCTCTGCCCTTCAGAAACTTCAAAACTTTAGAACTTACCGAGCAAGCGGAACTATCACTAAAGGAACCCAACAAGGGGAAGTGATTGTTACTCACACGGGAAACTTACACGTTAACAACCCTAACGACTGGTATCAGTCTTACAACACTGTTTACAACACACAAGATAAGACTCAATGGTGGTCTCAGAGCGAATGGACTACGATTGTAGGTGTTGCAGGGATGCCCGGGGGTTCACTTAGAACTAACCCAATAACAACCACATATACACACACTGAAAATTACAATAACCACCATAATGGTAATGCTGGCATAACTGTTGATATTGTTAATAGGAGTCTTACCCGTTTTTCTGGTACTGCTGGAAACGTAAGTTACCAGTATACTAGACAAGCTACTGATAAATGGGCTTTAGGACACATAATAATGCTAAGTGGAAAATGGGAATTTAATAGAAGGTATGTTGCAACAGGCTCCGGTTGGGGTATTAACACCCTTGGTATAGCAAATAACTCACCTAGTGTCACTCTAGCAAGAAACGAACTTGCATTTTTTGCAAGAGAACGTGGAGGAGATGGTCCAAGTTCTGGTTGGTGGACCGGTACTAACTGCAACTATATACACGATGCAGGTTGGTGGTATAACACAGGTTGCGTAGGCATGACTTGGATAGACGATAACACAACAACTTCTACACCTATTTACTGTTATAACGAACAACCGGATGCTACTTGGATATTAAGAGAAGTATTATAAAGGAGAAAAGTAATGGGACCACTAATAACGGTTCTAGCTCCCATTGTTGGGGATTTGGTTAAACGCCTTATCCCCGATGGTGACAAGAGCATAGAAGTAGAAAAAGAAATAAAGCTAGCACTGCTAGAACATACAGACAGTCTTGAAGCCTTACGTGGAAAGATTGTTTTAGAAGAAGCAAAGTCAACAAGTTGGCTAACTGCTTCATGGCGACCTTTGTTAATGATGGTTATCATAGCCATTGTCGCTCTTAATTATTTAATATTTCCCGTAATGAATTTATTTATGGGTTCAGAATACATCATTGACTTACCAGTTGAACTATGGAACTTACTACAAATCGGTGTAGGTGGTTATATAGTTGGACGTTCCGGTGAGAAGATGGTAGATAAGTGGAAACAATGAAGTTTAGTAAAATAAAATTAGGAAATATTTTTAAGAAGTCTAAAAAAGGATATCTATCTGAAAACTTTAAAGTATCTGAGTTTTCCTGTAAAGGTAGCCAAACTTTACCAGAAGGTCTACCCGACCCAAAGCTATTAGAATTGTTAGAATCTATCAGAGAACACTTTGATGCACCTATCACAATTAATAGCGGATACAGAAGCCCTAAACACAATGAGGCTATTGGTGGAGCTACAAACTCTTACCATGTAAAGGGCATGGCGGCAGATATAGTCGTTAACGGGGTACCCGCAAGCAAGGTGTACAATTACTTAAACGCTTTTCATGAAGGTGGTTTAGGTAGGTACAAAACTTTTACACATGTAGATGTAAGAGACGGAAAAGCAAGATGGCAGGGCTAACTATTTGTAAAATAATAAATAGGGTCCCCTTATGATATAGAAATAGGAGACAGACTCTCAAGTGTCTGACGGTCTCTGGGGGAGAGGGTTAATTACTCTCTCTCCATTTAATATTAAGGACCAAAAATAGGGTCCCCTTATGACCCCCGACCCCCTTTAATTATATTTAATGATATTACTTGTTGTAGTATTTTTTAATATAATAAAACATAAACATAGAGGCTTTAGTGCCTATTAACTTAATTAATGAGGTAACAATATGGCTCTTATAAAGACCGCCGCTAATACGCAGAAGCGTGGAGTAGAAACTCCTAGTGCTTCGTATTTGTCGCTTAAGCCCTTATGGAAGAAAGCTCGCGCTGTACTCCAAGGTGAAGCACATGCAAAGGCGCATGATGAATATGTAGAACACGACTACTCTAACTTACTATTACCATTTAGCCCCAGTATGACACAAGCACAATACGACTTTTACAAGTCTGAAGGAGAATTACCGGGTTTAACTACTCAGTATGCTCGTGTTTTAATTAGTGCTTTATTACGTAAACCTTCTACATTAACTTTGCCAGAAGAGTTACCTGATGAGGTTAATGACTGGATTACAAAAGATATTACCCTTGATGGTGCATCTCTATTTAACTTCTTAGATGCCGCTATATGGGAAGAACTACAAACATCTCGTGCTTGGGTCTACATTGATAGACCTACTGTTTCTGATGTTGAATTAGAAATGATGACACCTGAAGAAAGAATGATGATTTCTCCTTACCCTGTGTTAATCAAAGCAGAGAATGTTATTAACGTACAAGTTAAAACACACCCGGTTACTCGTGTCAAATCATTATCACGTTGGACTACAAGATACATCACAGAAGAATATTCTGAAGACAACCCTTGGCACCCTAACTATGTTGATACCGTTTGTGACCATTACCTTGATGAAGGTGGTTTCTTAGTATTAGATTACTACAAGAAGCGACATGGTTCACACGAAGTAGAATCACTGAATGGTGTTATACAACAAGAATACGAAGATTCTGCCGATGGTGGATTCCAATTATATGATACAGTTTATCCAATGAAGTTTGGTGAGCGCTTAAACAGAATACCTGCTTTCCCTTTAAACGGACAGTTAGAACCTGTTGAGCCAGTACTAATGCCTTTGATAGACCGTGAAGTTGCACTATACAATAAAGTATCTCGTCGTAACCACCTACTAATGGGTGCGGCTACTTATACTCCTGTTGTACAATCAGATATGACTGATGAAGAATTCGAAGAACTAGTAGGCGCAGGTTTAGGTACTTGGCTACGTGTTCGTAAAGATGAATCTATCACAGTACTAGAAACACCAACAGGTGCACTAGCTGATATGGACAGAGCAATCGAAGCTACAGTTCAAGAAATGGCTAAGATGGGAATACGTATGTTATCTCCAGAGCAAGCCGCTTCAGGTGTTGCCTTAGAGATTCGTAACGCTTCTCAAACAGCACAACTAGGAACTATGAACGCTAAGATATCAGGAACAATGCAAGAGATATTAGCATTTATGATTAACTGGAAATACGATAGTGATTACACTGGTAATGACATTGAATTCCAATTATCTTCAGACTTTGCCGCTACAGTCGGTGGAGAAGGTGCTATGCGTCTTGTTTCAGAATGGTACCAATCTGGTATTATTTCTAGAGAAACATTCGTTAACATTGCGAAGTATAATGACTTCTTACCAGCGGATTACGATGATGAAGAAGCTGTTCAAGCTATTCAGACTGACCCGTTAACAAACACACCTAGTGATGAAGAAATCAATCTAGACTCAGAATAAATATTACAGGCTCCCTTCGGGGAGTCTCGTAACCTAAAATCCACGAATTATAGTAATGGAGAAATACTATGTCAATTAATGAAAAGATATTTGATAGGATAGTTGACCATAATGGTGACATCCGTCTATATGAGAA